GTAATAACTCCAGATGTTGACAACTGGGCTCAATACAGCACATTCCATCTCTATGGCATTAAGGCAGAGGTATAACTATGGCTTCCATTAGTCTTAAATATAAATCTAAGTCAGGCAACCTGACAGCCCCTGGTGATGTAGACCCTGGTGCAATGATTCCTATTGCTACTGTAACCGTAGGTGCTGGTGGTTCTAATGCTATTACTTTTAGTTCTATACCAAACACTTATGAACATTTACAAGTGAGATGTGTTGCGCTTACAGCATCAGGCGGAACAGTAGTAGCGTTACGCTGCAACTCTGATTCAGGGTTAAACTATGTTGCACACTCTGTAAATGGCACAGGCACGGCTATACAATCAGACGCTTATAATCCTGAAACATATATGAGACTTTATGGAAGGTCTGTTGGTACTAGTTCAACATATCCAACTGCAATGTTGGCAGATATTCTAGACTACGCTAATACTAATAAATATAAAACTATGCGAACCCTTTCAGGATGTGACACAAATGGTAGTGGTGAAGTTGGATTCAAAAGTGGTTTGTGGATGAATACAAATGTGATAAGTACTATCACTATAGTAAATAATGACTCTTCTAATTTTACCCAATACTCATCTTTCGCCCTATACGGTATCAAGAGAGCAGGTGCATAATGCCACTACCATCAACTATGATTCCGATTGCTACTAATACTTTGACTGCAGCAGCAGCATCTGTAACATTTTCTAGTATACCGCAAGGGTACACAGATATTTTTGCAGTTTGTCAATTAGTAGCAACAAGTGCTACTTTACAAAATGCACCACAACTAAGAGTTAATAGCGATACGGGAAGTAACTACAGTGCAACAGCACTAAATGGTAATGGCACTAATGCTGCTTCTGGTCGTTGGAGTAATCAAACAGTAATATATGCAGATTTTTATGGTATATTGCAAAGTGATGGAATAGGCCAGATGACCGCACATTATATGAATTATTCAAATACCACAACTTATAAAACCGTTTTAATCCGCAGTGGTAAAGGCAACAAAGAAACTACTGCTAGTGTTGGACTCTGGCGTAACACTGCTGCTATTAACTCACTTAGTTTTATAACAGATTCGCCGCAGACCTTTGCAGCAGGAACTACTTTTACTCTTTACGGTATTAAGGCGGCATAACTATGGCTAATATGATTCCTATATCTACAGTTACAGCGGGTAGCAGTGTGGCTAGTATTAGTTTTACTGGTATACCACAAACCTATACTGATTTGCTTGTAAAACTTTCGCTTCGTTCTGACCGTACAGTTGATACTGATTCAGTAAATATGACAGTTAATGGCAGTTCTACTTCTATGACTTGGCTTTATCTTTTGGGTAACAACGGAACAGCATCAAGTGCTACTGCTCAAAGATTTTATACAGATTCTGATTATAATACTGCAAGTACCTTTGGTAGTGCAGATGTTTATATTCCAAACTATACAAGTGCTAACTATAAATCATTTTTAGTTGACACTGTGTCAGAAAATAATGCCACAAGCGGGGCTCAAACGGAACTGTTGGCTCAGTTGTGGTCTAATACTGCTGCAATTACTTCAATTACTTTTGCACCTCAATTTGGCAGCAATTGGAAGCAATACAGCACAGCAACTCTTTACGGTATCCGTAAATACTAACAACTAAGGAGCAAGACAATGACAGATACAAAAATCGTAGTTAACTGCGAGACAGGCGAGACTACTGTAGTAACTCTTACTTCAGAAGAAATCGCACAGCGTGAAGCAGATGCCGCAGCATTTGCCACAGCCGAGGCCGAGCGAGTAGCCGCAGCCGAGGCGCTAGCAGCCCTAAAGGCATCTGCCCGCGCCAAGCTTGTGGCAGGTACACCTTTGACCGAGGAAGAAGCTGCAACTCTCGTAATTTAATTGTATGTAGGCACACTTTCTGGTGGTATTCTTGATAAGGTATGACCATGAAAGTTGCCGCATACGCCATCTCGTTAAACGAGGAAAAGCACGCTGCCCGCTGGGCTGAAACCACAAAGGACGCGGACTTCCGCCTTGTGTGTGACACTGGATCCACAGACCGCACGGTTGAGATCCTACGTGAGCACGGAGTCATAGTTCATGAAATTAGCGTCAAGCCTTGGCGCTTTGACGTTGCACGCAACACCGCACAGAGTCTGCTGCCTAACGACATAGATGTATGCTTGTCTTTAGACATGGACGAGCTTGTAGATGAAAACTTCTTTGAGGAAGTTAAGAAGCAGTGGGTTGACGGCTCAACAAAAGGTTGGTGTGAATTTGACACCGGACACGTTTGGTGGGGTTGCCGTCTTCACTCGCGACATAATATGTATTGGAAATATCCAATTCACGAGGTATTTGTTCCTTCGCTTGATACGCAAAATGTTAGCTGCCAAATTCACGGAGTTAAGATGTATCACGAGCCTGACAACACGAAATCGCGCGGGCAGTACTTGCCTATGCTTGTTGCCGCATCAAAGGAATTTGGAGAAGATCACCGCATCTGGGTGTACCTATGTCGTGAATACTACTTCTATAAGCAATGGGATCTTGTTATCAGCGCGGCTGAAAAGGTAACCGAGTTTAGTAAGGACTGGTACATCGAGCGTGCCGCCGTGTGCCGTTGGGCCGCGGAGGCTTCGCGCAACATAGGCAAGAAAGAAGAGGCGCACGTCTGGGCAGACAAGGCAATTGAGATTGATCCTTGCGGAGAAAATTACTATGAGAAAGTACGCTGCTATTATGAAGACGGCGACTGGGGCGGAGTCTGGGAGACGTGTAAGCTTGTCGCCGCAAGCGCAAAGACAGATCACTATCTTTCATCCGAGGCGCTATGGCGTTGGCAACTTGACGACATGCGCGGGCTATCTGCGCACTACCTAGGTGATAGAGATAAGGCTGTACAATATGGTGAGTTGGCGGTTGCAGGCAGCCCTGATGACGAACGCCTAAAGACAAACCTAAGGTTTTATAAAGCAGGAATCGAGGCACAACTAAATGGAACAGCCTGATGTATTTATTGCAGTTCTTGTAAAGCAAAAAGAAGCGGTACTACCTCTATTTCTTGAATCGCTTGAGGCTTGGGATTACCCTAAGGAAAAATTATTTCTCTATATCCGCACAAACAACAACACCGACAACACCGTGCAGATCTTAGATGATTGGATAGAAAAGAACGTTCATCTCTACAAAGGCTGCGTGTACGATAAGCAAAATGTCGGCGAGGCAGTAGAGCGTTTTAAGCAACACGAGTGGAACGGCGAAAGATTTAGGGTCCTTGCAAAAATTCGTCAACAAAGTTTTAACGAGTGTCTAGAGACTGACTGCAAGTACTATTTTGTGGTAGACGTTGATAACTTTATATTCCCGGAGACACTCAACGAGCTTATTAAGTTAGACCTGCCTATTGTCGCTCCGTTTATTCGCTACGCAGTTGCGTTTGGCGACAACGTAGACGACGAGGAAACCGCTAAAGAACGTGAAGGACACCTTGGACAGTACTACGCTAACTATCATCACGTTGTAGATGACTACGGCTCAATCGTAGCAAATGACGCTTACTACCAGGTATTAGAGCAAAAGGTTAAGGGACTTATCGAGTGCATGTGCGTTCACTGCACATATCTTATTAAGCGCGAGCATCTTTCAGAGCTTTCATACCTAGAGGATTCTGATCGCTGGGAGTACATGGTGTTCTCAAACTCCGCGCGCGATAAAAATATTAAACAGTATCTAGATAACAGAACTATCTACGGTATCCTTACGTTGTCAGAAAACGCAGGCGCATCGCGCTGGTGGTACGAGTATCTAAAGGGTAAGGAAGATAGAGCTGCGGCGTATAAAGATCGCTGGCTACAGTAGCGGTTTTTCCTTCTTAGGCTTCTTTTTCTTTTCCTTATCGCGCTCGCTCTTTGCTAACTTCTCTTCACGTTGAATATGATACGCGTCAACCGCGTTTGCACTTGTGCGTGAGCGCCAGGTAAAGTCACAAGCCTCGCATTGAACAAGACGCATGGTTGCCCAACGTCCTCCACCTGGAACATCTACCACCAATGTCTTAAGTTTATTTGGTCGTGCGTTGCAGTAAGGACATTGTGGAAAACGTTGTCTACGAGATTCCTGCCCGTTCCAGGATACGGAAAGTGTACGACGAATTTCTCCTTCGTCCTTTCCTCCCCAGATTCCCCAGATCTGCTTGTGCTCTAACGCCCACTTTAAACATTCTTTTCTTACAGGGCATGAGAAGCAAAGATTCTTTGCCTGGTATTTTTCTGCAGGCTCGGATGAAAAGAAGAAATCTCTAAAATCCTCGTTTACCTGTTGTCCGCATGCTGAATCTTTTTGCCAACTAAGATCTAGTGATCCGCTCATTCTGCGATTACCTCGACCCACGTAATAGGAGTCAATCCGTCTACACTGTCGCCTTCACGTGTTTCACCGTCTTCATCACACGCGGTTAATTCATTATCGCCGTCTACTTCTCCCGCGTAACCGTAGTTAATCAACGCGGAGTCAAGATACTTAAATCCGTTGCCTAATGAAACGGATATACCGTCGCGTTGTAATGCAGACGCGAGTGCACGACGAATAAGCTCGTTCTCTAGATCTATATGATCCTCTGTGAAGAAGGTAACCGAATGAGCGTGTAAAGGCTCGTAGCCTTCACCCGTCCATTCCTTCCACAAAAGCTCACCTATACGTGAGTCTTTCACAATTCCCCTTAGCGCTATCGTCGTTAAGGGAATATTACACTGAAAGGTGGATCTTCGCGCGGATAAACGCAGATTATTTTAGAACAATAAATTACCTCAGGTCAGGCGTAAAAGTGTCTCTAAGCGTCACTGAGCAACGCCTACATGTTGTTGTAGGTGCCGAGCTGGAGTACGCCGTTCATGTCGGGCCATAGGTATTGGTAATACTCTGGGCGGTAACCTTTATCCTCTGGCCAGCCGAACTGAGAGTACCACTCGTACTCCTTGCGTAGTAAAGCAATGCGGTGGGTAGACGCGATTTGCTCGTATACGTCCTTATCCTTAAACCAGTAAGGGAATGTTAACTCGTCGCTGATACGGTCTAGCTCAAGCGCGCGGACTAGCGTTCCTTGGATCTTAGGAATCATCGTAGATTTGTAACCGCGCTTAAGCCACTCGTCACACATGGTAGTTGCGTATAAGGCTAGGGCTTTTTCGTGGCCTTCCCACATCTTTGCCGCAGGGTGATTGCGCCAACCCTTAGGGTCACGGTGCTCTCCTTGTGGATTGAGCGAGGTAAGTACAAGCATAAGCTGCCATGCCTCAAGGACCTGCTTATTAAGGCGCTTGTTATCTAACTCCTGGGCAATGCGCTCAAAGGAGTCGGTATGAGGTACAAAGGTTTGCATGTATTCGTCCGTTCGTCATTTTAGTAAATTATAACAGGCAGTCTATATAATGGAAATATGGTACCATATATCCATGGCTTGCGTATATACCTTATACTCTATTTCAAACCCACAAGAACATAGGTATATCGGAATATCACAATATGATACGGCTGAAAAAAGATTTACAAAGCATAGGTATAACGCTGGTGAAGGTGCTAGGCTGCCAGTCTATGACTGGATGCGCAAACACGATGACATCTGTGTAAAAGAGCTAGAGACTGGCCTATCTTTTGACGAAGCTAAAGAACGTGAAGTCTTCTATATCGCCAAGTTTAAGGAAGAAGGGCATAGACTCCTCAACCTAACTTCTGGTGGAGATGGTATGCTAGGCTATGTTCATTCTGAAGAAACAAGGAAAAAGAAATCAGAGTCAATGAAAAAGACTCTTGGTGGAAAGCCCGCATTAAACAGAGGTACAACTCATACAGAAGAAGCTAAGAAAAAGATGTCTGACGCTCATAAAGGGAAAATTTCTCCTAACAAAGGTAAAAAACTTTCTGAAGAATGGCGTAAAAATATGTCAGAATCTCACAAAAAACGTTGGAAGAACATAAAAGAAAATAGTTAAATCTCGTCGGGCGTAGGCTCCTCGTGGATTGCTTCTTCCTCTAGCTCGTCTAGTTCCGCGTCTTCACCGTCTAGCTCGATTGAGGATATATAGATACCTACGACGGTTAATCTTCCGCAGACATAGCAATCCGACACCGCACCTGGTGATAACTCGATAGGAACCGTAACGCTTATCAGACGGGTAATGATGTTGCCGCTGATGTCTACGCTATCAGCTTCCCATAGA